TGATCTTTAACGAACTTTTTCTCTTCACTTGACCAGCGTTGATCGGTGTAAGCCTCTACCCATTGGCGATAGTATTGACCGCCAATTTTAGCAGTTAATAAAGCTTGTAAAACTTGATTTAAACAACCATGATCACCATGTTTGGCATAGTGCTGTATAGCAAAACATGCACATTTAAAAATGTTTGCTTTGCCGTTTGTTAGTTGTCCTATCGCAGTTTTTAAAAGTTTTGTGAATTCTGCTAATGTTTTCATACCTATTGCTCCATTAAATAAAATAAGCCATAGGCTCAACAGTAAACTAAAAAAGAATATAAATACATATGCTTAGAACTATATGAATATGATATAGATACGTTTAGACATCCAAAAGAGAGCCGTCAAACGCCCATACCTTCACATTGAGTTACCTTGACTTACAGACAAGGCTCATATAATGATATGACTTGTTATTGATTTTATAGGGTAAAAACTTGCTATCGTATCGCCTATAAAATTTCCACCTTAAAAATGGTGTGTTGCATGGTTAAAGAACACCAGCATATGTAACTTTCGTAAGGGTGATTAAACCCGCAAATAAGTCCCATATAAATGAAACTTATTTAAGTGTTTAATCAAACTGCAATAGAGACAACTTTGCTTTTGCGTCTACCCTTGGCATTGAAGCCCCATTTTCTAGAGTTTGGAATAGGGTTAAAATGATCAAACTTGGCAGTAGCATAGCCTCTGGAATTACCTTGGATTGTAGCTTTGTATTTCTTTTGCAAAGCCTCCAGTCTTTTCTGTTCTCTCAAAGCAATACGTTCCCTTTTACCTTTACGCATTTTTGCCTCCATATATAGGGCGGTTAAAAAACACCAGCCGAATTGAATTGATATAATCAGATATTATTTTTTTAAAGATTGCAACAACTATTTTCAATAAATATGTAATTAATTTAAAAATAGCAAAATATGTGACATAAACAGCACACTTTTATAAAGTACACAAAAAAAATGTAATAGTCTAGAATAGCTTTTAAGACGTTTTAAAGGGGTATAACTTTTTTATGGAGGCGTACTATCTAGAATTTTAGAGGCTCTGTATGATCATTTGAGAGCAATACAGGATTATATTAGTATTGTCTAATATATGAGAACATAATGAGAACTTGTGTAGTTGGCATAGTTATTGCATGTAGTATGGTTGGCATAATAATTGCATAGGGTTATTGAGTGCTGATTAGTTGGCATAGTTTTTGCATATCAATAAGTTGGCATAGATTTTGCATGGTTGGGTTGTGTCTCAACAACACACAAAAACTTTGTAGTATCTCTACAAACTACAGAGTTGCTGTGTAGTATAGCGAACAGACTACAAAGCTTCTGTGTAGTTTCTTGTATATACTACAAAGTTTTAGTGTAGTTTGTAGATCTGCATAGGGCTATGTAGGGGGGTGGGGTCGCTTTCTATTCATAGAACAGACACTAAAATTATCTCACAAAAATTCTCAATATCGGCTCTACAGTCCTACAGAGTGTTGTATATATATCACATCACAGAAACTAATCTGTCCTTTAATGTCTATAAAAGGGGTTGACAAGATCGCTCTATTAAAGTATAATAGTACTATATAGTATAACTTAAATTTTTAATTATTATTAATATAAAAAACTATTCTATTATAAAATTAACTTAGTTCCTATATAGTAGAGGATTACCACAATATGGCTGACAAAAAATTCAAACCGCACATGATGTACTCTAAATCAGGTAAAGGTGTAAGAGCTAAAACACATAAAGAACATCTGTCTTTAAAAGCAAAAGGCTACACTCACACTAAACCTAAAGCTAAAAAGAAAAAATAATGCAAAGTACTTTATTTCTTTTATGGGACTTAGTTATCGAAACACATACTATTCAATTATTAAATAATAGTATTATGACTTCTTTTTGTCTTAGTTAGGTAGAAACTTAAATGTATAAAGATTCATTAGGCAGATTTCTTACTTTGTGTCTTTTTCAAGAAAATTATGAACATCAGAATAAAAAGTACCCAGCAGTATACTCATTAAGAGATCCTGATCCAAACAATCCAAATCAACTGCCGTCTTTTAAGAAACTCTTTATGGATACCAGAGACATCACAGGTTATAAGGTAGCCATGCAGGAGCTTGGCAGCTGGGAACATATGCAGAAGTTATTTAAATCAAAATGGTTTATGGTTCATTTTGTCAAATGGGTTGATGAAATGGAAGTAATGCTCAAAGCAGAAGGACTTCTTAAAATACAAGAACACTCATTAGGAGAAGGCTCTACTGCTTTTCAAGCTGCTAAATACTTATCTGACAAAGGGTGGGAACCCAAACGAGGGCGTCCGACAAAGGCTGAAAAGGCCAAAGAAGCTGCAAAAGAGAAAGCTCTTGAAGAAGCTTTAGAGGATGATATGGAAAGAGTTTTACGTGTCGTTAAATAAAATAGACGAGATAAGACAAGCAGCAGAACAGGATCTTATATCTTTTATTCATCTTGTATCTCCTAAAACTGTTCTTGGTTCATGCCACGAACAAATGATAAGATGGTGGACAAGACAAGATGCTTTATCTCATCAGTTAGTTTTGTTTCCCAGAGATCATCAGAAGTCTCGAATGGCTGGTTTCAGAGTAGCATGGGAAATAACCAAACGTCCTTGGATCAGAGTTCTTTATATATCATCTACCTCTAACCTTGCAGAAAAACAATTAAAGTTTATTAAAGATATACTTACCTCAGATATATACAGGCGTTACTGGCCTGATATGATAAATGAAGAAGAAGGTAAACGTGCCAAGTGGACTAACTCTGAAATCGAAGTAGATCATCCTAAGCGTTCAGAAGAAGGAGTTAGAGACCCTACCATTTTTACTGGAGGACTCACCACATCTCTTACAGGACTGCATTGTGATATAGCTGTACTGGATGATGTGGTTGTTTATGAAAATGCATATACTAAAGAAGGAAGAGACAAAGTACAAAGTCAGTATTCTTTGCTAAGCTCTATTGAAGGAGCTGATGCTGAGGAATGGGTTGTGGGAACCCGATACCATCCGAAAGACCTGTATGGTGAATGTATGGCAATGAGGGAAGAGACATTTGATGAATACGGTGACATCAATGGCTCAACACCAGTATATGAAGTATTTGAAAGAGCAGTCGAAGACAGAGGAGATGGAACAGGAGAGTTTCTATGGCCTAGGCAGTCCAGAGGAGATGGAAGATATTTTGGATTTGACAGGAAGGTCCTTGCTAAGAAGAGGGCGAAATATCTTGACAGAACCCAGTACCGTGCTCAGTACTACAATGATCCAAACAATCCAGAATCGCAAAGAATAGGATCAGAACTTTTTCAGTATTATGATAGAAAGTACTTGACAAGAGATTCAGGTATATGGTATAATAAGGGAAATAGGTTAAATGTCTTTGCTTCTATAGACTTTGCCTATTCTTTGTCTAAGAAAGCTGACTACACAACAATTGTAGTTGTAGGTGTATCTGAAAGAAATAATATATACATATTAGATATTGAACGTTTTAAAACAGACAGAATATCAGATTACTTTGAAGCAATACAAAGACAGCATATTAAATGGGACTTTCGTAAGATACGTGCAGAAGTTACAGCTGCTCAGTCAGCCATTGTTAAAGAATTAAAAACAACATACATTAAAGAAGCAGGTCTTGCTCTTACAGTTGAAGAGCATAAACCTAACAGACACAAAGGTTCTAAAGAAGAAAGAATAGCTGCAGTACTAGAACCTAAATACGAAAACATGTCTGTCTGGCATTATGAAGGTGGAAACTGTCAGATACTTGAAGAAGAACTTGTTCTTGAAAATCCACCGCATGATGACGTTAAAGATGCTTTAGCTTCTGTAATTGAAATAGCAGTTCCACCTACAGGACAAAAGTACTACAGAAAAAAGTCAGGAAATATTCTGACACATCCAAGATTTGGAGGGGTAGCAGTACGCTAATGGCAAGACGTAAGACATTATCTCCAAGAGATGAATTTGGTAATAGGTTTGTAACTTATACCAACACACCACAGGAAGCTATTCTGGCTCAGCCTGACCTTCGCACAACTAAACAAGCATCGCAAGAACAAAGACTTAATCGTGTACAAAGTGGTGAAGACTTTGGCCCTGCTTCTACTATTGATGACTTTTCAAGTGGTTTATATGATAGTACATCAGATAAATATGATGATGCAGATAATCTTATGTCTCCTATGAGCGAAGGTTTTAATGCTGCTAAGTTTTCTCAAACTTACAATCAAGCAGCTAATGTTGCTACTTTTGTTGGTTTAGTTCCCAATCCTGTTGGTGTGGCATCATCATTAGTAGGAGCAGGACTTAGAGTTGCTGCTTCAGAAATGGATGCTGCAAGAGTAGGTAAAGAACGAACAACTTATGAAGCAGCTGCAGATAAATTAAAATCTATGGTAGGTATGCAGACTTCAACAGACAGAATGAGAGAAACATCTATACAAAGATCTATAGAAGAAGAAGAAACAGCAGCAAGACAGGCTGCAAGAAGTCGAGCAATAACAGTACAGCAAGACCAAGCAATAACTGCTAATAGAAGTTTTATAAATCAAGAGCCAACAGAAACAGGATATAGATCTACAGGTAATGTAAGAGGTTCTCGTTCAGGTGTAAGTGATGTAAATACAGGAGAAGGAAGTAGAGGAGGTTTAGAAGGACCATCAACAAGAGGACCTTCAGCAATTGGTTATGCTCCTTCTTTAGAAAGTGGATATAGTGATCCTTCAGATGATGGTTT